TATTTCAGAGACAAGCTGGACATGCACTCTATTCCGTATGTGCAGGAATTTGACAACATTCACTTGATCACAGAAATTACCACACAAGGTGACTGTGTGTTTGTGCCCTGGCTGGTGGGCGACCAATGGAAGCAGATTCCCAAGATCAAGCAGCCATACATGTTGTGTCATGCAGAAATTGCACGCTTCAAAATGAATGCCATGGTGGAATTGCCTGATCATGGTGGTTTAAATTCGGACCACTTTAAAAATCAGGAACTTGTGATAAGCGGACATTTCCACAAGCGTCAACGCAAGGGCAAAGTGTTGTACATGGGTAATGCTTTTCCTCACAATTATTCAGATGTACATGATGATGATCGTGGTTTCATGTTCTGGCAGCCTGGTTCAGAACCTGTGTTCCATGCATGGCCAGGAGCACCCAAATATCGCACATGGGAATTAAGCCAGGTGCTCATGAATCCCACCACATATATTGATGATCACACATTTGTGAAGATCAATGTGGATGTCAACATGAATTATGAAGACTTAAACTTTGTGAAAGAGTTGTTTGAACAAGAACTCCAAGCCCTGGATGTCACATGGGTGCACACAAAACAAGGTGCAGACACAGAGTTCACAGATGAGGACATACAGTTTGAAAGTGTGGATCAAATTGTACTGGATCATTTGAATGCCATTGAGAGTGTGACCATGGATCGCCAGCTATTAACTCAAATCTATCAGAGCATTTAAGCATGATCAACTTCAAATCCTTAACCATTAAGAACTTCCTTTCTGTAGGTGCCGTAACTCAGTCTGTGGATTTTACCAGCACAGGTATCACTCTTGTGTTAGGTGAGAACCTGGACCTGGGTGGTAACGGCTCACGTAATGGTGTGGGGAAAACGGTTATCTTCAATGCACTGTCGTATGCATTGTTTGGTCAAGCCATCACCAACATCAAGCGAGACAATCTGATCAACACCATCAACAAGAAAAACATGGTGGTGAGTGTGGAGTTTGATATCAATGGTCAGGTTTATCACATTGAGCGAGGCCGTAAGCCAAACTTTTTCAAGTATGTGGTGGGTGACAAAATGGTGGATACCCAGGGCACAGATGAAGCACAGGGTGAGAACAAAGAGACACAAAAAGAAATCGACACAGTGTTGGGTCTTACTCACACCATGTTCAAGCATATTGTGTGTTTGAACACTTATACAGAACCATTTTTGCAAATGGGTTCCGGAAAACAACGAGAAATTATTGAAGAGCTGTTGGGAATCACATTACTCAGTCAGAAGGCAGAAAACCTCAAAGAGTTGATCAAAGTCACAAAAACCAAGATTGAACAGGAAGAGTTTCAGATTCACACCATCAAAAACAGCAACCAGCGGATCCAAAACACTATTCAAGACCTGGAAAAGAAGATCATCACATGGGATAACAATCATGACACAGAGTTGGCTGGGTTGATGCAAGCCATACAAGAATTAAGCAACTTGGATGTGGTTAAAGAAATTTCAGCACACAAACAAAATCAACTCAGATCAGAAAAGCAAGCCCAAGCACAAATCTTGAAGAGAGAACTTGCAAGCAGGCAGACAGTGTTGACTCAGATGGAAAAGAACCAGAATCGGCTACTACGTGAATATGCACAATTGCAATCACACACATGCCCCATGTGTGGCAGTCACATGCATGATGCAAAACAGGACCAACTCACTTCACAAATGGAACAGGAGATCACACAGCAAGATGCACAAATCCAGGAACTTGTGCCTCAAGTTGCAGAGTTTACTCATGCATTACAGGAACTCACACAAGAGTTGACAGATCAGCCTGTGCAAGACACTTGGTATCAAACACTGGAACAGGCATACGATCATCGCAACAGCTTGCAGCAGTTGGAAAAAGAAGTCATCAAGCTCACACAGCAACTGAACCCGTATCAGGATCAAAAACAAAACCTCACAAACACCCTACAAGATATCACATATGATGAACTGAATCAGCTACAAACACTCAAGGACCATCAAGAATTTCTGCTCAGACTGTTGGTGAATAAAGACTCTTTTATACGCAAAAAGATTATTGATCAAAACTTGGCATATCTGAATCACAGGCTCACAGAGTATCTGAATGTGTTAAGCATTCAACATGATGTGCAGTTTGTGAATGACCTGAGTGTGCAGATCAATTACATGGGTCAGGACATGGACTTTGCACAATTGAGCAGAGGAGAGAGCACCAGAGTGATCCTGGCACTTTCATGGTCATTTAGAGACATCTGGGAAAACATGAACACCAGCTTGAACTTCATGGGTGTGGATGAGCTGATTGATGTGGGACTGGATGCCACAGGTGTGGAAAAGAGCATGGAAGTGCTCAAGACTTTTAGTAGAGATCGTCAAAAGCATGTGATGCTGATCAGCCACAGAGATGAGTTACTTCCACGCTGCGACAGAGTGCTCACAGTAGTAAAGGAAGATTCCTTTACCAGACTGCAGACAGACTGGGAATCATGAGTCTGACTGAGTGAGTTTGAGGATCTGTTGTTTGTTGTTTTCAAATAATGTTTCAAACTCACACCACACATATGAAAAATATCTGGTGTGATTGGCCACCTGTAAATGTGGCAGCCATTTTGCATCAAAACATGCCCATGTGCCCTTGTGGTTGATTCGCACAACCACAAACCACATGTCACCTTCATCTACTGTGACCAATGTTTGTTTGATCCATGTGTCCAGTTGAAGAATGGGTGCATTACCACTCAGCTTCTCAAAGGGGAACGACTTATAAAACTTACTCTCAATCACCAGCTTGTGCATGTGACTGGGTGGAATAATGTCACTTTTAAAATAATTGATTTGTTGGGAATCCATGAGCTCCTTGCGATGAGCATTTGCTCCCCCCAGGAAAGCACCCGAATTAGGTACCCTCATGAACTTGGATCCAAATTGTTCTGTGAGAAATTTGGCTATCTTGAGTTCGCCCATGTTACCTTTGGTCTTACCTTTTGAAGGCATGATGTGATGTACCTGTGTGAAATATATGGTGTCATAGTTATCTAATCGATTGACGCTGCATATGCGAATACCCTAGCATGATTCAGTAAGGATGTCACACATGCATTATAAACCCAGGTTCAGAAACACCAGCTTCACCGTGTGGGTGGAACCAGCAGATCAGCTACGCCTAAAACAATTTGCTCAGCATGAGCTGGTGTTTTATAACACCATAATTGAAGCCATGGAAAGTCGCACCAGAGCCTTCAGCAAACAAGTTGCGGAAGCCACAGATGCACAAATACAGGTCATGTGTGACTCTATGATCACAAAACAACTGCCTGCCCCAGGTGCTTTGCCAGACTGGATGCAATTTGTCACACAACAAATTCTCAAGCCCAAGTTGGCAGTACTGCCTGAATGCAAGCACATGATGACACGCAGCCTCATGCAGTTTTTTAGAGAACAAGCTGTCATCTTAAAAGATCCCATCAATAACGATAAATTGGAAATCAGCTACAAAGTGGCTCCCCAAAATCTCAGCAAATTGGATTCCACCACCAAGCGACATTTACAGATACCCAGATCTTGTGTGAGGGTACAATGGGATCCTGCACAGGAAGTCAGTTTGATTCACACACAATTGACCACCATGCCATTAAAAGTTCCCAATGTGAACCTTAATGAAAATGAGGGTTGGCATCTCATGGTGGTGCGCCAGGAACCAGGTCGGTATGTGCCACCTGACACACCCTGGATGGTGGAATTCAAACAAACACACAATCAATACTTGATCAAACTCACAGACGCAGGATCAAACAGGCCCAACATGTGATCTGATCAGATCACATCACAAACTCAGACCATACCAGCTCCGAATGGCAGTATACTGCCTGTGTCCGATCTCCGCGAAGGGAGGTAAACCACATGGAGGAAGTTGTTAGCTCACCTCCGCTGGACAAGCTAACAGAAAGGAAGAGACCTCTCACGGCTACTGTGATGTCTCTACATGTGATCGCCACAGCTCAAGGGTGTTCACATGTGCTGGGGTCATGAGCCCCTAACCGAGTAGGGTGGTGTTAATCACACATAAATCCCAGAAGCGAGCTTGTTGTGGGGGAATGTAGGTACTCTGCCCTCACGATCTATCTGGATCACAAGCGACTTGAGCTAGGCGGACACCTTATCGAAAGGCCGTTAAAAAACACTTCTCCCCGGTGAGGGGAGAAGTGTGGCTCAAGCCTATCGAAATGAATTATCTGTTAAATTGTCATCTGCTCCTACTGGCACCTAATGAACCATTCTGCATCTCATAATGTTTTTTAATCACCTCTGAATATGTCCTGATCTGTTTGTCACTCATCATATATGCGTCGGTGATATTAATTCCTCCTTGTAGATAAAATACCAATGTGGCCAATTCCTTTTCAATCTCACCTCGTTCCTGTTCCATGCTCCTCATCATACCCACAACTTTGTCTGGGTCGTTTTTGAGAAGCATTAGCCGAAAAAACTTGTGGGATCAAAGTCAATGCCTTGTTTCCATTCATGACTACAAGATGCACACTGAAAGTCATGATCTGCATTTATGCCTGATTGATTCAGCTCTTTGATTTTACTTATGATGATATCACTCTGCTCTTTGGTGATGCCTGACAGGAACTCTTCAATAAATTGCGCATTTGTGATCTTCTCACCTGTGCTTTGTATTGTGATGCCACTTATGCTTTGTGAGATGATACTGAATGTGCGTCTGCTCATGGTGTCCACGGTGGCAGATGCTTGTTGGATTTTTTCTGGGTCATCAGATTCGCTGTTCACTTGTATCAATTTGATGGCATTGTTGTATGAGATTTCATTTAACAATGTGAGATTTCTCTGGGTAAAGTTGTATGGCTTTAAATGGATCAATAGTGTGTCGTTATATGAAATAGTGTCATCTGCGCTAGTGGGTGTGGCAGTATCCAGCAGATGCATCAACTCCACTGCATAGTCATTTTCATGATTGCAGCTGGGGCATGGTGTGGATAATTCCATGGTGGCGCCAGTGGTGGCAATTTTGATGCCCAACAAGATCACATTGATGTCAGGCTCAACTAACATTTTGGGGTTTTTCACACCTGGTGCACAATTTTTGACAACTTTAACCAAGCTCTCACCGTTTAGTAGTGCATCAGGAGTCCTCAATAACAATTGATCTAAGGCTGTGAGAGGGTAAATGGCCACCTCTTGGTTAATGCTCATGTCCACATCGTCAGGTGTGTAGTATCTGCCTGCTGTGGGCAGTTTGACATAAAGCTTGGGCACACGGAAGAAGGGTGTTAATGGGTTACTGGGCTGCATGATGAACTCCTGATTATCTGTACTGATATTTACCAACCTAAATAGGAGTGTATTTTGAAATGTGAACAATGTCAGATAAATTTCCACAAAAAGTCCAGATAGTCGAAGATTCAGGTAGGGAGTGGGCCAAAGAATCCACTTTGGCCACTTTGGTTGCCTCAGTGGGTGTGAGTAACAAGCTGCTTAAGACTATTGGTGGCGAAAAGTCTCAAAACATCAGTTTGACCAACTTGAAAAAGTTTGAAGGATACCTGGGAGACACAGCTGGTGATGTGCGTTCATATGGTAAAGCACACAGAGATTTAAGTAACACTCTGTCAGGCTTCACCAAGTCCATGTATGCCAACGCCACCACAGTGGCCAGAACCACAGCCAACTTGGCTAGTAATGCAGACAGTGCAAGTGGATTCATGCGCACGCTAGGACAAGCTAGCTCGCAGGTTGTGGGTGCAATTGGTGGCATGGGCCGCACAGGTGCAGTAGCAGCAGCAGCCATAACCGCTGTGGGTGTGGCTGCTTCCATAGTTGTGGACAGAGTGATGGCCAGCAGAGAAGCTTTCATGAGCATGACTCAAGCTGGTTTGTATTTTAGCGGTAATTCTTTAGAGTTTGCAGCTAGAGTGAGAGAGAGTGGTTTAGAGCTACAGCAGTTTACAAGTATTGCAGAAAAATACAACGTGGCCCTGCTCACTAGTGCTGGCGCAGAAAGTGGTTACCTGAGACAGGTCAGGGAATTGGGTGGCACATTTGATCGATTAAACTTGAGTGTGAAAGATGGTGCAGAATACTTTGCAGAGTTTTTGGATCAAAGTCGGTTGTCAAATGCTGCATATATGCAAGACGAAAAAGCTCAACGGGAAGCATTTGAAAAAAATGCACAAATACAACAAGAGTTAGCTAGAATATCTGGTGTAACACTTAGACAACAGAGAGAACAAGCTAGGGGAATGGCAGGCTCTAGACAGATGCAGGCACTTATGGCTGCTCGGCCACAAGATGCGGCAAGGATTTCCAGAGCCGCCCAAAACGTTGGTACCGCAACTGGTTTAGATCAACAAAAAATAGATGAATTGTCGTTATTTGCATTGGAGGGGCGTCCATTACGTGGAGATCTTCTAAATGCTAGGCAATTGAACCCTGAAATGTTCGATAGATTGGTACAAGAAATTAGGACAGGTGGCACTGAGGAGAGTGGAAGACAATTGCTTGCAAGTCAGCAAGCAGCTGGGCAAGCATTTCAAGGTAGTCAGTTAGCTAGATTTGTAGGCCAGATGATGCAAGGCACTAATATGTCAGGCGCAGCCGGCCTCTATATGGATATGATGACCCGGGCACGTCAAATTGACGTTAATAGACCTGGTGCTACCCCAGGAGGGGGCGCTGGCCAACCTATCGATGCTCAAACTCAGCAGGTTAATGCAGCAGTTAGTGATATATTACGGGCTGTGGGAGCATTGGATGCAGAGGTCATACGCAAGTCTAGTGAAGCTTTGGGATTATTCAGAACTCAAATTGACCAGATGAGAGAGGCACTTAAACTTATTAACACAGAAAATATTACTTCTGTGCTCACCAGCCTTAGAGAAACCATGACCTCTATAGGAGCCATATTGGGACCCATAGGGCAAGCGTTATCAGGGCTCAGCAGCCAAATACAAAGTGTAACAGGTGTGGGTGCTGGGGGGCAACTGGCTGCCCTGGCGGGGGTGGGGGCCACTGCGTATTTGGGAACAAAGGCAGTCAGGGTAGCAGGGGCATTGGCCAATTTGGGCAGAGCAAGTGCACCAGCTGCTGGTGCTACTGCTGGGGCTGCTGGTGCAGCCACCAGGGCAGTTGGTGGAAGTATTATACGTAGGTATATTCCTGGGGCTGAAGGGATCATGGAGGGGTATGACGAGTACATGCAAACCGGTAGCATGCTTAGAGGTTTGGCTGTGGGTGGTGCCAGTGTTGCAGGGGGTTTGGGTGGAGCAGCTCTGGGTGCAGCCGCAGGTCCAGTGGGTTCCATTGTGGGTGGGTATGCTGGTTCTCAGGCTGGTGCAGCAGGTGCGAGACAGTTATTGGGTCCCAGGGCTGGCAACACAGTTGCTCCAGTTGCCCCAGTTACAAATGCTCCTCCTGCAGCCCCTAACTTTTTCAATGATGCAATACAGACCATGGAAGATGGATTCCAGAGTGTGGCAGACGGAATAACTCTACTCAACACTAGATTCGCAGATGACGGCCCTGTGATGAGGGAACTCAATCGTATTGCCAGTAATACCTATGTCACACAAAAGATTTTGAATGAGCGGTCATGATCCTCAGTTAAATACTATAATAACACAGAGGCAACACAACACCCATGGCCTGGCGCAAATATTTCACCACAGTACCCAGTCAAGCTCAAATGAGCAGAAAACTGGAACAACATAACAGAGAAAATGGCAAGGCTGGCACCAGCCACAAGTTCAGCAGCTACCTGCCCGAAGTGTATGCAGGTGCACCCAACAGAATTGAACGTTATGTGCAATATGACCAAGCAGATCTGGACTCAGAAATCAACAGATCCTTGGATACTATTGCAGAATTCTGCACACAGAATGCAGATGATGATGCCCCTTCACCATTCAGATTGATCTACCGTGAAGATCTCACAGAAACAGAAAATGACCTGTTGCAGGACAGTCTCACACAATGGTGCAGAATTAACAAATTCAACCAACGCATTTTCCGTACCTTCAGGAACACCATCAAGTATGGTGATCAATTTTTCATAAGAGATCCTGAAACCTTTGAGCTGCTGTGGGTAGATGCAGCCAAGGTGGAAAAGATTGTGGTGAATGAAGCTGAGGGCAAGGCTGTGGAACAGTATGTGATCAGAGACCTGGACTTCAACTTGCAAAGTTTGACTGCCACCAATCCCTTGGTACATGACAATTATTCGTTCCCAGGTGGATATCCCAGATCAAGTAACCCAGCAGCAGGTGCTGGCAACATCAATTATGGTCAGCCCACCACACCAGGTGGCCGCACCAGCCGTTTTTATAATCCTGCCAACTCAACAACTGTGGATGCCACCCATGTGGTGCATTTGAGTTTGAGCGAAGGCATGGATCATTATTGGCCCTTTGGTTTAAGCATTCTGGAAGCTGTGTATAAAACGTATAAGCAGAAAGATTTGTTGGAAGACTGTATACTGATTTATCGCATTGTGAGAGCACCAGAGCGCCGTGTGTTTTACATTGACGTGGGTCAGCTACAGGGCCAGCGAGCCATGGCTTATGTGGAAAGAGTCAAGAACGAAATCTATCAGCGCCGTCTGCCCAACAGGTGTTTGGGTTTGGACACAAAGATTTATCTGCTAGACGGTAGACTGATACCACTCAGACAGATCATTCTGGAACATGAATCTGGTAAGACAAACTGGGTGTATAGCTGCTGTCCACAAACTGGTAAGATAGTGCCAGGTCTGATCACCTGGGCAGGCGAGACACGCTCACAAACGCAGGTAGTCCGACTCACTCTGGATAATGGTCAAACCATAGTGTGCACTCCTGATCACAAGTTCCCCATACTGGGCAAGGGATTTGTGGAAGCTCAGAATCTACAACTGGGAGAAAGCTTCATACCTGCCTACTTCAGACAAGAGCCTGTGACTCAGTCCAAACAGCCCAAAAACAAGTATGAACAAGTGTTTGATCCTGCCACCAAACAGTGGAAGTTTGTGCACAGAATGGTGGCTGAGTTCTTCCATGACTTTGAGGGAGATGCCAGACTGGTTCAAGAGCACACACATGTGGAGAAATATGCTAACCTGCCCAAACAAACTGTGCATCATAGAGACTTCAACCGATTCAACAATAATCCAGACAATCTTGCATGGATGAACAGCAAGGACCACATCTGCTATCATGCTGATCAAGGGCAAGCCTGGCAGCAGACCTTGCGCAATGATCCACAGGCTGTTAAAAACAGAAAAGCACAAGCTATTAAAAACTGGAAAACGTTCTGGTTGAATCCTGTCAAGCGCGAGCAGGCACTAAAGGCTCGTGTGATTCAGTATGACCTCCATCTGTTCAGCATGCTGTGTGATATCATACAATCACAATCTCATGTGCCCACACTCATGCAGGCTGCCCAAATCCTATCTCAAACACCTGCATTTGTGAGAGCCTTCCGAGACGTAAATCAAGCTCTTAAGAATCCCACCAAACTTAACAGGATCACAATAGCTAATGTGATGGGTATTTTGCGCACTCAGAACATGCACAAATGGCAATCATTTGTGCATGAATACTGTGGTGATCTAACTCCTGCAGATCTCACCTTATACAGATTCAGTGACCAGATTATGCAGCTATTTGTGAATGGCTATATGCAAGTGCAGCAAGTGACAGTGAGAGAATTGGCAGATCATCTGAGACTGGATCCAGAGTTCATGACAGAGTTTAATCGATTGCATTTGACTGCACGTAGATCCTGTTACATGTGCTATGCATATGTGAGATGTTTGTTAGCCCATTATGGATACCCTAGCTTCAATCACTTCAAGTCTGCTCATCCACAGGTGAACAGGTATCTGCATGCACGACCTGGTCTATCCCATTACACTCTCACACATGATATGTTCCAGGTGTTGAGATCAGAGTACGATAAACTCAAACAGAATATTCACCACACTCAAAAGAAAGTGGGCTTCAAGAGACTATATCCTGCTCTACAAAAGAATCCACAATTTATTCAGGCCTTCACACAGGCTAACCCTTGTACAACCAAAGTGAAGTTTGGTCCTGATCTGGTAAAAAACCTGCTCAAGCATGAAGGATTTCCCACATATGATGACTTCCTCCAGAAAGAGCCCCACTTGAATCACAAGCTTGTGAGCGTGGAATGGTTGGATACACCTTGTGACACAGGCACCATAACTGTGGACGGTGATGAGATCTGGCACAACTATCACACCTTTGCAATTGAAGGGGGCATCTTCACTAAAAACAGTGGGGGCGGAACCAGCATCATAGACACAGCCTACAACCCCATCAGCATCACAGAAGATTTCTTCTTGGCCACCAACACAGAACAGCGTGGCACCAGAATTGAAAGTTTGGCTGGGGGAGAGGCATTAGGCACCATAGATGACTTGAAATATTTCAATAACAAGCTGATGAGGGGTTTGGGCATTCCCAGTAGCTATCTGCCATCAGGTCCAGATGATGGTACAGCAGTGTACAATGACGGTAAAGTGGGTACTGCATTCATTCAGGAATATCGCTTCAACAAATACTGCCAACGTTTACAAAACAGTGTGGTGCACATTTTTGATCGCGAATTCAAACTGTTCCTCAAACACAGAGGTATCACAGGCATCACAGCAGACATGTTTGAATTGGCATTCAATCCGCCACAATCGTTCAGCGAATATCGCAAGATGGCCATAGATGCAGAACGTGCAAACTTGTTCAATACTGTGATGGGTGGAGACGCTGTCAAGTACTTGAGTAAAAGATGGGCCATGGAAAGATATCTGGGGCTTACTTCTGCTGATATTGTGGAAAATGAAAAGCAGTGGAAGGAAGAGAATGCCAAACGAGTGCAGGACAAGACTGGCACCACTGTCATGGATGACAACATGATGGGATTGGGAGCAGTGGGCGTGAAGCCCAATCCCATGGTGGATCAGTTGCCCCCGCCTGAAATGCCAGGTTTGCCACCACAAGGAGCTCCCCCCATGGAACCTGCTGCTGTGCCTCCTCCTGAAAATGCACCACCAGGTTTATAAACACACATGAAACCAGATAGATAAATAGCTGAACATGACATTCAACATACGCAAAAGCAATCAGGATCTGTTGGTTAGCATACCTGATGGAAAAAATGACACTGCCAGATCCAGTTTGATCTTGTTTGGTAGAAATTTCGCATCATGGGGCACAGCCATCAATGAAGACATGGTGCACATCATGGAGCACTTTGCAAATCAAACTCCACCACTGAACCCTCTTCGCGGACAGTTGTGGTATGATACCATAAACAAAGAAATGAAAGTTTATGAAGATGGAGTGTGGACCCTGCTAAATGCAGCCAGTTTGCAAAACATTGCAGAGAGTGTGGTGCCCAACAGACTGTATGTGAGTAAAAAGGGATCAGATGGTAATTCAGGCCTGAGTTGGTTCTCAGCCAAGCGTACTATCCGTAGTGCATGTTTGGCTGCAGAACGTTTGATCACACTGGGTAAAATGGAAGAACAGCATGTGACCATTTTGGTGGCTAGTGGAGACTATACAGAGCAGAATCCTGTCACTGTGCCTGAAGGTGTAAGCATTATTGGTGACAATTTGAGATCAGTCACTGTACGACCACAAAATGTCACCAGTGATGTGTTCCTGCTGGAAAGCCAAACTTACATTTATGGACTGACTGTGAGAGATCACAGACTGCAACCATCTGCACTGGACATAACTCCCACCATGCCCAAGTACAATGCTGATGCAAGTGGAGCCAATCTGCCCAGAAACACAACTCAAACAGGATTTGCATTTGGTTTTAAACCAGGGGCACTGATTAGAGTGAGTCCTTACATTCAGAATTGTTCCAGCATCTCAGGCGACACAGGCACAAACTCTGGCGCATTCCCAGGAGGTGGTGGAGTGTTGGTGAATGGTGATGTGATCAATAGTGCAAGCAGAATTCACTCCATTGTGGTGGATGCATTCACACAGATCAATCTGGGGGGTATTGGTGTCAAGGTGGTGGGCAGAGGCTACATGCAGCTGGTGAGCTTCTTTGTGAATTTTTGCCAGTTTGGCCTGTTATGCGTGGATGGTGGCCATGTGACAGCCCTAAACTCCAACTGTAGCTTTGGTAACTATTCACTCTGGAGCGAGGGATACAGATATCTGCTCAATCCACCACAAGATGGCAAACCTGGTGCTATCAATCAGTCATGGCCCAGTACAGATCCTGATAATAAGCCTGTGAATCAAATACCGGATGGCATATTAACCAAATTCATAACTCCTGCTAATTATCAGGCACAGTCAGATCAAATTGTGGATCTGGTTGTGGAAGTCAAGTTATCCAACGGCGACATAGACACTTCATATAAAATCAAGACTGTGAAAGCCTTGGACAGTTTGAAGAACAGTGAGATCACACTCAAGACTGCACCCCCAGCAGGAAGCATACTAACCATTCGCACCAAATTTGGTAGCTTGATTGAAGCATCTGGTTACACCATGAGCTACACTGGTGCTGGCTTAAGCTATAGCAGACTGAGCCCCAGTCAGGATGGTGTGGGTAAAGCTGATCCCAATAAATACACCATCCGCTTTCCTGATAACCCTGATGATGTTGATCCTGTGAAAAATAAGTATAGTAGTGCAAGGATTTATCACACCACCACAGATGAAAGCGGTGACTTTTATGTGGGCGTTGTGACACCGGGTGAGATCAAGGACGGTGTGCAAGAATCAGGTAAACCTTCATTCAGAATCAATCAACGCAAGGGAGCCATTGACGGTAGAGCCTTTTACCAGAGCATATTTGGTTTCATGGCCCCGTTTGTGTTAGCTCTGACCAGAAGAGGTAAATGACATGACACATAACGCAGGAGCACACTCATGGTAGCGCCCATTTTCAAGTTTAGAAATGTTAAAATTAGGTTGAGTACCAACAGTCCCACATTCATTTATGGTGTGGTAGAATACAACGGCAGCCAACCAGACAGCACTCTGGCTGATGGTGTTGACGTGGAGGAAGTCAGCTCTGTAATCCTCACTGTGCAAGTGAGTAACATGAGCGGTGTGAGTGTGCCTATTAGTGCATACATTCAGAACTCGGAGTCCATAGCCCCTCCGTTGGGGAATACAGCAAGGACACTAGTGGAAGATTACCCTCTGATTGCAAAGAATGCATTTGATCCACTGAGTGGTAACTTGGTAATGTCTGCAAACGATCAGTTGTGGGTCACTGCTGGGACTGCAAGTGTGTGTGATGTGGTGGTGAGCATTCTGGAAATTGCCAACGCCACAGCTACCTAACACATAAAAAATTTAACGGTGATATAAATGCCCAAATTACTTGATACAAGACTGATAGGACTAGACATAGGCGATGTGAGTTCACAAGATTACACTCTTGCAGCGCCTGGACAAGTTTTGCAAGTTGCACCAGACGGTGAACACATGATACTGGGTGCTGGTGCAGACTTCAGTTATTTGAGTAGAGATGCAGAAGCAGATCGATCTGGCATCAGCATTCAACAATTTTTGTGCAGATATTGGACAGAAATCCCAATCAATGTAACACCCGCATTTGCCTCCATATTCGGCATCGCGTATGCGGTGGGTCAATTTTACATAGTGGGTGTGGACACACTGGGTAATGCAAAGATCACTGTCACAACTGTGGATTCTGTAACAGGTTCATATGGGATAGAGACTACCTTTGCCGACATGTTGTACATGGATGGTACAGTTCAACGCAACGTGGGCAGCAACACCCAGTCACCATTTAATGGTAGAGTGTTTGGTGTCACATGGGAAAATGGCTTTCTGTTAGCATATGGTGCTAACGGTAAAATAGCAGTATTGGGCAGCACAGGATGGGAAGCATGCAGTGTGCCCACTGCGGCATCAGGATATTCCATTTACCGCATAGCTTATGGACATCACAAAGGTTGGGTGGCTGTGGGTACTGCCACCTCATCATCTGGCAGTGCAGGCATCACACTCACCAGTAAAGATGGGTTTAACTGGAACATGGGCACTCCGGCGTTGGGTGCAAATGTGGCCATTTATGGGATTGCATACGGTGGATCTTCAGCAGCACAAAGCGCGTTCATAGCCGTGGGCGGGGGCGGTGGCACCACTAACCATATAGCCCGCAGCTATGACGGTGTAAATTGGACTTTGGTTACCACCCATGCATCCAGATTACAGCGTGCCCATTACTCTGTGTGTTTTGGAAATGGTGTGTGGATGGTGGGCACCCAGGGACCGCAGCCTGGCGGAGATAGTACAGTATCCAACATGATCACCAGTAACAATGGCAACACATGGTCATCGGTTCCAATATCCAATAGTGGCACTGCAGACAGTAATATACAAACTATATCTTACGGAAATGGTGTGTTCATAGCAGGTGGACCTCCCATATATGGCAGTGTGAGTGGTAAAAGTAGTGCAATTTTGTATGCACCCACATGGACTCAATCTGTAGGCGCTTCAAGTTATGGAAACGGGGTGTTCCTAGTGGGTAGCAGAGATGGTAAACTTGCACGCAGTCATGCGATAAATGAAATTCAGCTGGGTCCACCTGGACCCCCAGGCGCTCCTGGTGCTCCTGGTGCTCCTGGCGCGGCTGGTTCTCCTGGTGCAGTGGGACCAGTTGGGCCTGCCGGGCCTGCAGGACCTGCCGGGCCTGCAGGACCTGGAGGAGGTGGAGGAGGTGGTGCAAGTCCAGTTGAATTTGACACAGTTGGTTCATACTCATGGGCCACCTTGGAATGGCCAGGAAGTCATAGTGCACCATTTCCTGGTATTGTGGTGCAACCCAATCAAATTGTGGGTGGTGGCTACTTGCATGTGAACACCAATAGTGGAGCCCCTCAGACCATACCAGGTGCAAGTCCTGTTGTTACAAAAAGGTACTTGACAGGATCATGGAGACTCATGAGCGGCACAGCCACCGCAGGATCAACAGCAGGATATAATACACTTAATGGAAACTATGACATAATAGGTTATCTCACTACTAATGGTTTATGGGAAAAAGTGTCTGATACTGATGCAGGCAGTGGCACTGCAACTGTGCGGGATGGTCTATTTTATATTGGAGAGGCTCCCCCTGGATCACCTGATCCTGGCCCTGGTGGTAATGAGTGAGGATGGTGTCTGATTGACACCATGTCAATCAGACCCTTTTATTGCACTCATATAAATATGCACATGAACATATTTGAAGTGGATGCTGCATATTATGACCCTGCTCAGGATGAGTTTACCCAAGCTCAATTGAGCGACACTCGTAAACCAGAACTCACATTGTTCCACTTGAACAAGTTAAAAAAAATGAGAGCAGCCAGGAATCTGGAAAACCTAGTACGCAGAGATGTGCTTGACTTGTTGTATGGCACACCTGCAGAAGGTGTATCTCCCGGAATGTAGTGGTTTTATGCCCATAATCACACAATTTAATTCTGCCCCTTAAATATATAATGAGTCTAGTCAAATTTACCAAAGGAGCTCTCATGGCAAACACAAAATTACTAAAAGTAATGGATTACTTGATTAACGAGCAAGAAGACAAAGCTCGTGAACTCTTACATCAAATCTTCATTGAGAAGGCACGTGCCATCCATGAACAGATGATCAATTCAGACATGGAAGAAGACATGATGGGTGGTGACGAAGGTGAACGCCTCACTCACGACATTGAATCTGATCTCAATGAAATCGAAGCCGAAGAACACTTTGGTTCAGGCACCATGGAAGCTGCTGACGAAGACATGGACATGGAAGATGCTGAAGAAGATCTCAGCGATGAACTTGAAGACGAAGACATGGCAGACATGGACATGGAAGACGCAGATGACATGGCTGATGATGAAGATGAAGACATGACCCAAGTGGACATGGACGACGAAGCAGAAATGCACTCAGCACACCACGATGAGGAATCAGAAGGCGAAAAGATTCATGATCTGGAACAAGCCATTGCAGAATTGAAGGCTGAATTTGAAGCCCTCAAGCATGACACCGAAGGCACTGAACATGCAGAACATGCAGAGCATGAAGCTGACGTTGAAGAATCATGGGAAAGCCACACAGATGATCTTGACGAGGACTATGATGACCTTAGCGAGAACATGGATCTGGACACTGTGCAAGCAGCAAAGCGCGGTGAAGTTGGTAGCGGACGTTTCGCTCCTGCTGAAACCAACACACGTTCACCTGTGCCCCCCACACAGACAGACATGATGGGCGCACGTCCTGTCAAGACTGGTCAGGGACCCAAGGCATCTGGTTATGACAGACAAACTGCTCCTGATTCCAAGAGCATGGGCTTCAGCAACCGCCGTAAGGATGCTACTGCAGGCATGAGCACTGTGAGCAAGGAAGGCGATGCTTCAGCCATGCTCAACAAGGGCACAAGTGCGGGTTATGGCGCTGTGAACACCAAGAGCCCCATTAGCGGAAGTAAGTGAAATCAAGCAAGACAGGAGTTGGAGAAACTCCTGTCTTACCAAAATCACTGGATTTTACCCATAAAACAAGTGATTTAAGTGTTTGATTTTAAATACTCAGTCGCATTAACGGCACACAGGACCACAAATGGCATTATTGCTACAAGAACATATTAGATTTGATGATGCAGGCATAAAACTGTTGAGCGAAAGCAATACAGAAGGTGCCAAGACTCTATACATGGAAGGCATCTTTGTGCAGGGTGGTGTAAAAAATCACAATGGCAGAGTGTATCCTGTGGACCAAATCCGCAGGGCCGTGGACCAGATCAATTCATGCATTGACAAAGATAATGGTGTACCAGGTGAATTGGATCATCCCCAAGAACTTCAAATTCACCTGGACAGAGTAAGCCACACTATCACCAAGATGTGGATGGATGGCCCTAACGGTATTGGTAAGCTGAAATTGCTGCCCACACCCAGTGGCCAAATTGCAAAGACATTACTGGAGAGTGGAGTCAAATTAGGGGTCAGCTCCAGAGGATCCGGTAATGTGGACCACATAGGCAATGTGTCAGATTTTGACATGTTGACTGTGGACATCGTGGCCAAACCTTCAGCACCCAGTGCTTATCCCGTACCTGTGTACGAAGCACTGCAACATGGCAGATTTGGCAGTAACATCATGGACTTGGCAGAGAGTGTGAGACACGACGCGAAAGCGCAAAAGTATCTCACCGAAACACTCTTGCGCTGGGTCAATGAGTTGAAGATCTAAACAAGGAGATCCCAATTCTATGGAAAACAACTTACAAGAACTTCTTGAAAATGCTGTATTAGGCGACGAAGCTCGCCAGGCACTTCAGGAAGCCTTCTCATTAAAGCTCAAGGAAACAGAGGCCAAGCTTCATGAAAGCTATGCTGCACGTTATGAGCATGAGAAGCACATTCTTGTGGAGACCATGGACACCATGCTCACAGATGTTATCAAGAAGGAGCTTAATGAGTTCCAAGCTGATAAAAGATCTGTGTCTGCTCAAAAAGTGAAACTGGCCAAAGCATTAGCTGAAGCCAAAAAATCCTCTGCAAAAGAAACCGCTCACAAGCTGAAATTCATGGAACAATTCATGATGACACAGATTGCAAGTGAGTTGGCCGAATTCCGTGCAGACAGACGTTCACTCCAAGAACAAAAGCAAGTCCTGGCTCAACAATTGAATGAGCATCAAATCACTACTGAACAACATGTGGCGAAAAAGGTCCAAAAACTGGAAGAGTTTGTGTTGCGTCAGCTGAGCGAAGAGATTCGCGAATTCACCGCAGACAAAAAGTCTTTGGTGGAACAAAGAGTTAAATTGGCTCGTGAAGCCAAAACAAAACTAAACGAAGCACGTAGCAGCTTTGTTAATAGAGCAACCCAAGTTGTGGACCGCACACTTAATGAAGTCATCCGTAAGGAACTTGTTCAATGGAAAGACGACATCAAGGTGGCCAGAGAAAACAACTTTGGACGCAAGATCTTTGAGGCTGTGGCTGCTGAATACATGAGCAGTTACCTTGCAGAAGGCACAGAAACAAAGAAACTACAAAAGCAATTGCAAGTGCTCACAAGCCAATTGCAAGAAGCTCGTGTGGATATTGGCCACAAAACCCAACTCTTAGAGTCGGAAAAAAAGGCCACCCAAACTGCTCGTGAACGTGCTCAGAGAGTGGAAGTTCTAAATGAACTGCTCAGTCCCCTGAGAGGCGACAAGCGCGCCGTGATGGAAAATCTCCTACAGGATGTGAAAACCACATCACTCAAAGAGGCATTCCACCGCTACATGCCAGCTGTGATAAACAACCAGGCTCCTGTTAGCAAAAAAACAGTAGCACCAGTTGCAGCCAGATCAGTTGCGCACTCCGGAGACCGGGTCAGTCTTGTAGAGACTGCCCAGACTAAACATGAAGATCCTGATCTTCAAAACATCTTGTATTTGGCAGGCATCTCTGCCAGAAATAATTAATAGGAGATAACACCAATGAAAGGCAATCTATTCGAAGCCAATTGGAACCTGACCAAGCAAGCCCTTTGCGATAACCTGACTGGTAACCGCAAGAAGGTCATGGAAGTGGTTCTAGAAAACACCAAGAGAGACCTTGCTGGTCGCGCTGGTGTACTGATGGAAAATTCAACACCAGGCAGCACCAGCGCCGGTAACGTGGCCACCCTCAACAAGGTGATCCTGCCAGTTATCCGTCGTGTGATGCCCACTGTTATCGCTAACGAAATCATCGGCGTGCAGCCCATGACTGGCCCAGTGGGTCAGATCCACACACTGCGTGTGCGTTATGCTGATACTTTCGGTTCACCATCAGCAGTTGTGGCTGGTGCTGAAGCACTTAGCCCATTCGACATCGCCCGCTTCTATTCAGGCAATGGTAGCTCCAGCAACCCACGTGGTGCTGATACTACAACCCTGGAAGGCACAGCTGGTAAGAGACTGAACATCCAGATCCTCAAAGAAACAGTGGAAGCCAAGAGCCGCAAGCTGTCAGCTCGCTGGACCTTTGAAGCTGCTCAGGATGCACAAGCTCAACAGGGCATTGACATCGAAGCCGAAATCATGGCTGCTCTCGCACAAGAGATCACCGCTGAAATCGACCAAGAAATCTTGAACAGCCTGCGCACACTGGCTGGCGTCACACTCACATACGACCAAGGCGCAGTTAGCGGTACTGCCACATTCGTGGGTGACGAACACGCTGCTCTGTCAGTGTTGATCAACCGTGGTGCCAACCTGATCGCTGCCCGCACACGTCGTGGTGCAGGTAACTGGGTTGTTGTGAGTCCAACTGCTCTCACCATCCTGCAAAGCCAACTGCTCTCACCATCCTGCAAAGCGCAACAACTTCAGCTTTTGCTCGCACAACTGAAGGCACTTTCGAAGCTCCAACAAACACCAAGTTTGTGGGTGTGTTGAACAATGCTGTTCGCGTTTATGTGGACCAATATGCTGCTGATGATACCCCCGTGCTGGTTGGCTACAAGGGACCAGGCGAAATTGACGCTGCTGCGTATTACTGCCCATATGTGCCACTCACAAGCTCTGGTGTGATCATTGATCCAACCACCTTCGAGCCAGTTGTGAGCTTCATGACACGTTACGGCTACCTGGAACTCAGCAACACATCAAGCAGCTTGGGTAACGCAGCCGATTACTTGGCTGGTATAGCAATTAA